AACTAAATCATACTAATATGACTAAAACAAATAAAACAAACAATGGCCGCAAGGTCTCCACACTCGTCAAGGGTTCTACTTATGAACTTTCTTTTTCTCGCCCTGTCAAGGGTGTCAAGAGCGAAAGCACTCATCTAAATGTTACGGGATTCAATCCTACCACTGGTGAAGTCAACAAGGTTCGCCTTGATGGACGCGCTGTTGCTGCATTGCGCCGAGTTATTGCCAAGTAATATTGGCAATCAAAGGTTATAAATCAAAATCCCACGGCAAACACCGTGGGATTTTTTCTATATGAAAAATAAACCTCTTACAAAAAAACAACGTAAAGATTTGATTTCTGCTTGGGTAGGAATGAATTGTTTATGTGCATATCTAAAAGATTACAAGACGAAGCCTGAAAATTTCGGTGTTAAATTTGACCTATATACTTATGCCAAAGACATACATAAACGCCTCGATTCAGTTATACTCAACGTTGACGACTTCGATTTGTAAATAATCCTTGACATTTTATAAAAAGATGTCATAGTAAAGTAGTGAAAATTGACCTACAATCCATAAACCCCGAATCATTCATGGTTCATCAGCACTTTGTTGGTGGGCATGAATGTTTTTTGGTTCAGCCCAAAAATATTGGTGCAACTTGGAATAAAGAGAACCTCATTTATCGCTCTTCATTGTGGGATAAAGATGGGTATCCTGTGTCGTTGAGTTTTCCCAAGTTCTTTAATTGGGACGAAAAGCCAGACATTTTCCCAGCACCTTCTGATCTAAAAAATGCAAAGTTGATGGAAAAGTTGGACGGTTCTACTTTAATCTTTTCTCGCTATAAGGGGCACACTGTTATTCGCACACGCGGAACTGTTGATGCTCGTAAGCAAGCAAATGGACATGAGATAGACTATTTGTGTGAAAAGTACAAGAAGTTCATTGTGTACCTCGAAGTGCTAGAAACTAGCAATGAGTCTTTTGTACTGGAATGGTTGAGTCCAACCAATCGCATTGTATTGAACTATGGCGACGAACCTGACATGGTTTTGACTGCTGTAATCAATCACAATGATTATTCCTTGATGCGCCAATCTCAATTGGACTATTTTGCATCTGATATTAAGCTGCGTCGTCCCCGCACTTTCTCCTACAACTCCGTTGAAGAAATGAAGTCGGCAGTTGAAGTGTTGAAAGACCAAGAAGGTTTGTGTGTGTATTATAACAACGAACAACAAATTCGTAAAGTAAAAGCCGCATCATATCTTTTTTTACATCGTGCAAAAAGTGAAATTTCTAGTATAGAAAAAGTCATTGATGTATATATTGATTGGTTTATGGATCGGCACAATCTTTCTCATGAACCAACTGGTTATGTAGAATTCTTTGAATATCTAAACGAGAAGTTTGACTTTGAAATTGCTACAATGGCAACTGGACACGCTTCACGTATCTGTGATGCTATGAAAGAAGTTCACAAGATTATGAATGCATTGTTTGAGTTTGCATCTGCTCGTATGAACATTGCTCGTAATATTGCCGCCAAAGAAATCTTACAAGCATATGGCAGTACAGGCAGAAGTGCAATTATATTCAAGATGCTAGATCGCAAGACCATCGGCACTGATGATTATAAAAAATTGCTATATCAAGTATTGAAGTAAAAACACAGGGCTTGACTTTATATAGTTCAAGCCCTATACTATTGCATATTATAAATATACTTATTACTATATGATTAAACTACTAAGAGAGAAATATGAATTGCTAAGAGAAAGTAAATTGTTTTCTGAACTGAAGGCAGTGGCTTCACATAAGACAGATCTTCTTACATCCAAGATGTGGATTTTACCAGACGGTAAGCCTGTGTCTTTAGATCAGTGGCATTACAGATGGTTGCAAAATAATCCAAAAATTGCATTGAAGTATGGATTGGATGTTAAAACTTTGCCAGATGAAGAACAGCCTGTACGTGTTGCTGCATTAAAGAAAGGATTTTTTCGCGTCAATTATGAGTACAACTCTGGGACTATTACAATTGAAGGATTGTCTTCAAAGTATCATAAAAAAATCAAAGATGCTATATTTGTAATTGCGATTGACAATATTAGATCAATTGATCGCATGAAATTGACACTAATGAATGAAACACTAACAAAAATTACCAGAGCGGAAGAAGCCACATTGTTCACATACAGAAGTGAAGAAGAAAAACTCGCCGCAATTGAAGATATTATCAAATAAACAATATATGACAAAAACAAAAAATTATGTTGAAAAAGCAGCAAAGCGTTTGGTGGTTGGTGACAAAGTGTTGAGTGCGTCGGGAAAAACACTAACAGTGTCATTGATTATAAATAAAGGAAATAAAACTATTATTCTGTTTGACGGCGACATGGAAGTTGATGTTGATCCACATCTTCAACTCAAAGTTTTACAATGACACTGCAAAATGTTATAGATAATCTAAACAATACTATATTGGGCAAACAAGAATTGCTTGATATATTGATTAATCATGCAAAAACCGAATCAAGTGCAATAGAAGTTCTTAAAATAAACATTGGAGAGTTGAGATGTATTCGAGAAGATTTACTAAAAGTAAAAATACCACAACAAGCATCTTGACTTTTTATAAAAATCCTATCATAGTTATTGGTATATAAAATGAATGTTATAAATCAACCGGTTTTGTGCTTAAATGGCGTTTGGCAAGCTTTGGGCACCAAAACAGTCAAAGAAGCTCTCATTGCCATGCTAGGCGGCGAAAAGGGAAATTCTCCTGCTGCTATGGCTATTGACATGGTATTTCCAATTGATGCTGACGGCAATGTTGATTGGAACAACCCCGAATATACCCAACCTGTTGGCTGGGAAGAATGGCGAAAGCTTCCAGTTCGTGAATATGACTTGGCTATTCACACCTCCAACATGGAGATTCGTGCTCCACGAGTCATTATTCAGCCCAACTATAGCAAAATGCCAACTGTACAGCCTCGTCCAACCAAGGAAGCAATCAGAAAGCGTGATGGTGGTATTTGTCAATATACTGGCGAAGTTCTAACTTGGAAAGACGGCAACATTGATCATGTTACTCCACGTTCTCAAGGCGGCAGAAACACGTTTGAAAACATGGTATGGTGTCACAAAGACATCAACAGCAAAAAGGCAGACAAGACGCCAAAGCAAGCAGGTTTGACACTTATTCGTAAGCCATTTGCTCCCAAGTCTTTGCCCATAAGTTCCACAATCAATGTGGCACATCATCCAAGTTGGGTTCATTTCTTAGACCATGTTACGCATGTGAAAGAAGTTGTAGCATAAAAAAATATTGACAAATCCAAGGATGTATCATAATCTGATACATCCTTTTTTATTCATGGAATATTTCACACTAACATTATGCATTTTGCTGATTGCATACTCTGTTCGTTCTTATTATCAAATAAAGAAACTGAATAAGCAACTGCTTGAACAAAATGAAAGTCATAAAAAAGCACTTGCAACGGCTGGAAATGCAATCACAGATACACTCAAAGTTGCATTTGATCAACTAAAAAAAAACAACTCAGACCACAGTAAAATAAACAGTAAATTGACGGAATATAACTCAAGAATACATCGTTTAGAGCAAAACATGAACCGATCTGTGAAAGACGGTTTAAAACAAAAGATAAATTTACAATCTACGGAAGAAAATGAAAACAAATAATGAAGGACCACGCATGGTAGAATTTGGCAAGTTGGAACTTGGAAACAAGTTTTTTCTTGGAAACCCAGATATACTAACTGAAAACGCTGCATACACAAAAATAGTTAGCCAAAAGAACAATGAAGGCAAATGGTCAAATGCAAAAAACGCATTTGGTCTTGTTACATTTGTACAATACGACAAAAGGGTATGGAAGAAATAAAATGAAAAAGTTTGTGCTAAAACGTGAATATATTTCTGATGTGACAGACACCAAACATATGACATTGAATATGTATGATGGTTCTACCATATCTGGAATGTCACATGGTACAATTGATCACCCAGAGTTCACAAAGTTGCGTGATATGTTGGAACAACAAGGATATATTAGCACAGAAAGAAGTTGGGTCAACGGTGACAAAGTGCTCAAACCATTTAGTTTAAATACGCTAAAGTTCAAAATTGGGGAACAATTTCCCTGTGCTGCTGCGTTGGATGTTCGCTTATCTATAAAAAAATGAAAATTATAATCAATACTTGTTATGGTGGCTTTGGGCTTTCTAAAAAAGCTCTTGCCCTTTTTAATGAACGTGCTGGTACAATTATTATCTATGAGCATGACATCGAGCGCAACAATCCTATTCTAGTAGAAATTGTAGAGCAATTGGGAGAAGCTGCCGATGGTGGTCATGCTGAACTTAAAGTTGTAGAGATTCCTGATGATGTTAAATGGCATATTCATGAATATGACGGCTGGGAAACTATCCACGAAGACCATCGTGTCTGGGGAGATTAATAATTTATGAAGCAAATAGGCGTAACGCAACTTGATTTAGACAAATCAACATTTGAAGAAGCTCAACAAGCATATGATAATCATATGATAATGGAGTATGCTTCAACCGCCACTGTGGAAGATTACTTGAAAATTAAAGAAGAAGCTTTAGAAAAAGCCGCCAACATTATTTTAAAAAATCGTATAACCGATGGGTTTATTAAAATTGTGTGAAGTTGTTGACATATATCCGCACTATTGTATAGTTGGTAAATAATATGGCAAAAATAAAAAACGAAGTTGATAAAAAGCCAAAGAATAAAAGTTTATTTGACCACCTCAATGAAGTGCGTGTGGGAAAAAATCCTAAATACTTTGATACATTGTCTGATGCGGATAAAAAGACTTGGAGTAATTATATGGTATGCAGATTCTTGAGCATGCAGATGGACTTTGTTGACAGCATCAATGATTTACAATATTATCAAGACAAACTAACTCCAGAGCAGTTTTATAGAGTTTGTATTGACATTGTACCAAAAGCAAAAGTATTTGTGCCATATATAAAAAACAGCGGAGAAAAATATAATAAAACTTTATTGACTTTGTTGTGTATGCATTTCAAGGATAGTGAACGCAATGTTGTTGAATATATGAGTATCATGACCAACGATGACATTCGCAGTATTGTGCAAAATTATGGATATGACACAGAGCAAATTGAAGAGTTATTGGAAAAGAGTAAACGATAAAATATGCAAACATCAAATAAAAAAGTAGTGGGTATTGGCGGTTGCGCTCGCAGTGGTAAAGATACATTTGCTTCCATTCTTGCATATAAACTTCAACAGGCAGGTAAATCTGTAAAAAGAATTGCACTGGCTGACCCGCTAAAGTCAGATGTGAATGATTTCTTGATGAAGAATCTTGGCATTTCTGCCTTCACAACTATTCCAGAAGAAAAATTAATTATTCGTCCTATGCTTGTATGGTATGGCGATGCTCAACGCAAGCGCACAGATGGTAGATATTGGATTGATTTGGCCAAGAAGACCATTGATGAAACCAATTATGATTATTATATCATAACAGATGTTCGTTATGATGCATATGAAAAAGACGAGCTATACTTTCTAAAAAATGAAGTGAATGGAGTATTGTGTCATATCAGCAAATTTACTTGGGATATTCAATGGGGACACAAAGTATTTGTTCAGCCTGCAAATGAACATGAAAAAGAAAATGATCCAAAGATTGACGCTGCTGCACATCATTCCATTAAATGGGAACATGTAGAATGCAAACTACCAGAAGATTTGTTGCTTGACACTCAACTAAATGCTCACGTGGACAAGTTTATGAATATTTGGGTTCAGAAGCTCTGACTTTCTTCTTCATCATCTTCATCATCATCATCATCTTCGTCATCATCATCCTGAATCTGACTTTCAAGCTCTTCTTTTAGTTTAACAAAATCTTCTTGTGTCAAACCAAGATCGTTTATGATTGCTGATACCAAGAAAGCAAGTTCTCGCTTGCTAAATTTTTGAGTTTTTATTCCTTTGCAAAATTTTTTAGTAATGGCAACCAATAATTTTTTTATGTCATTTTCTGGCGTGGGATAAATAATACCAGGTATTGGATTGCGTTGATTGTGCATGTCAGAGATTTTAGACATTTCTTCTTTCAACATTTTTTTATACTCGGCATCATCCGATGCCACACTTTTTATTAGTGCTTTTAGCTCGTCAATGTCTTGTTTCTTGACAATTTTTGCAACTGTGAATGTTTTTAGCACACCCGTTTTTTGTAATATGTGCGTGAAAGATTTATTTTCCATCGTTCACAATAAATATACAGTCATTATCATTGACAGATAGTTTTTTTTATGTATAGTAGTATTATATGTCCAATCAATTTCTTGTAGAAACTCCCGATCCTGTGACGGTTATAACCGAACCCACTCAGCCAGTAAAAAAACTCAAGAATGTGAGTTTCAGTCAATATAGCAAATGGTTAAAATGTCCAATGGATTGGAAACTTTCTTATATAGACAAGTTGGCTCCATATGAAGCAAGCATTCATACCACATTTGGTACAGCTATTCATGCTGCATTACAAGAATATCTTCGTTTGTTATATACAGTAGGAACCGCTGAAGCAGATGCTTTGGATGCATTTGGTTTGTTTAAGAAAGAATATGAAGAAGGCTTAAAAGACCTCAAGATTGCTACAGATGAACAGCTCAAGTTGACTGAAGATGAAAGAGATATATTGGGCTTGATCACTCAAGATACAGTCAAAGAGTTTGAGAACGATGGTAAAGTTATTCTGGATCATACACTAGCATATGCTCAACGCAGCAAGCATTTTCCAAGTAAAAAATATGAACTTGTTGGTATTGAACTGCCATTGGAAATTCCATTAAAAGGTGGCACAATATTATACAAAGGCTTTCTTGACATTGTGCTAAAAGACAAACTGACCAAGAAGGTACTTATTTTAGATTTCAAGACATCAACCAATGGTTGGAATAAATATCAGAAGGCAGACAGAACCAAGATTGATCAACTGTTGTTGTATAAACGGTTTTACAATCAAATGTTCAAGGTTCCGATGACTGACATCGAAATTGAATTCTTTGTTGTAAAACGCAAACTATACGAGGATGTATCTTTTCCACAACAGCGCATTCAACGTATTTCTCCACCCGATGGTAAAATTAGCATGAAACAAGTTGAAACATCATTCTTGGAGTTTATCAATGCTGGATTTGATGCCGCCGGTGAATATAATAAAGACGGTGTGTTTCCCAAGCAACCCGGCAAAGCCAAGAAGAATTGCAAATATTGTATCTTTAAAGAACTGAAGAACGCTGAAGGAAAGTTATATTGTGACGGAAAAGAAAATTGATAAGTAGTTTTTATATATTAATTTGATTTCTTATATATACGGAATGTTATTTTCATATATATGTATATAGGAAAAACAACAACATATGAAACTAAAATCAAATCACGAAACATCTTTTACCAGTATTCACATTTTTAAAGACAAATATACTTCATTCAAAGAAGCTGGTGTAAGTAGCGGCATGACACTGCAAAAGTTGGTCAATCGTTGTGTGTATCTATACACCAATGATGCTGATTTCAAAAAGAAAATTGACGACACAAATTCTTTACAAATTAGCGGCAGTGCATTTTAATAATTTGACAATAATCAAATTTAAAACATACTAAATTTTATATATGAATAATGGTTATATTCCTCAAAAGGACAGAAAGAAAATTATACTACTTTGCGATGACTTGAGAATGCATTCTGGTATTGCCACTATGGCAAGAGAGTTTGTAACTGGACTTGCTGGCAAGTATAATTGGGTTCAAATCGCAGGTTCTGTTCAACATCCAGAAAAGGGAAAGATAATAAATTTGGACGGTGCTGTAAATAACAGTGCTGGTATCAGCGATGCATATGTTCGTTTATATCCAGTTGATGGCTATGGCAATCCGGAAATTCTAAATGAAATCATCAAGCTTGAAAAGCCAGATGGATTGATGCATTTCACCGATCCTCGTTTTTGGGGTTGGTTATATCAAATGGAACGCGAACTTCGTCAAAAGATGCCAATTGGTTATTATAGTATTTGGGATGATTTACCCTACCCAATGTATAACAGAGCATTCTATGAGTCTTGTGATTGGATTGGTTGCATCAGCAAACAGACAAAGAATATCGTAGAAGGTGTGTTGGGTTCTGTTCTCAATAAACCAACAACGGTATCTTATGTACCACATGGCATCAACACCAAGACATTTAGACCATTGACAAGTGAGTCTGAAGTAAAGGAACTTGTTGTATTAAAAAAGCAACTATTCAAAAAAGATTACAATTATGTTATTTTTTATAACAATCGCAATATTCGTCGTAAGCAAACCAGCACAATCATGCTTGCTTATAGAAACTTCTGTGACAATCTAACCAAAGAAGAAGCAGCCAAATGTGTGTTGTTTATGCACACAACTCCATTGGAAGAAGCGGGCACAGATTTGATAGCATGTAAAACGGCGTTTTGTCCAGATTATGATGTGGTGTTTAGCACAGACAAAGTTATGCCAGAGCATATGAACCAGTATTATAATATTGCTGATGTTACAATAAATCTTTCTGACAACGAGGGATTTGGTCTTGGAACGGCGGAAAGTATCGCCGCCGGTACACCAATACTCGTAACAGTAACCGGTGGTTTGCAAGATCAATGTGGATTTACGGATGAAAATGGTAATCCTGTAGAGTTTGATACAAACTGGGGAACCAATGCAGATGGTAGATACAAGAATCACGGTACTTGGGTTACACCAATATTTCCCGGTGCAAGAATGGTGCAGGGAAGTATTCCTACACCATATATTCTCGCAGATTATGCTCGTTGGGAAGATGCTGCTGTAGCAATGATGCACTGGTATGAAGTTGGTCGCGACAATCGCAAAGATCGCGGACTAAAGGGACGTGAATGGCTCATGAGTTCAGAAGGATTGAGTTCCGAGAGAATGTGTGAGACTATGGCAGTTGGCATTGACAACATGTTATCAAATTGGAAGGGTAGAGAACGCTTCAACATTCATCGTCATGATGAATATGTTGGACACAACATGCCAAACAAAAGTCTTGGATTCATTATTCCAAAGATTGACAGAGCAGAAGCAAAAAACAAATTCAACTAAAAAATATTATGGCAAAAGCACTAACAAAAGACGAAGCAAAGACAAAAGTTTACGAGCTAACAAAACAGCTCGCCGAAATTCGCAAGGAGAAAAAATCGGCAAATGTTGATTTTAAGGATCGCATCAATGACGTGGAAAATGAAATTGAAGCAATCATTGATGAACAAGAAGCCCAGAATACGGCTGGAACAACTCCGTAATAATAAAAATAAAAGTTATATAAATGAGTAACGAAATAAAACCAGTTTGCGTAATACAAGGACCAATCGCATCTCGTTCCGGTTATGGTGATCATTGTTTTCAAATTGCCACTGCACTAATCAACAGTAACAAGTTTGATGTAAAGATCATTCCTATGCGATGGGGTGTATGTCCAAACACAATGCTTGATGATGAAAATGCTCCAATGGTGAAAGAAATCAAGAGCAGAATCATCAATCAACTATCAGCACAACCAGAGTTGTTTGTTCAAGTATCTATTCCCAATGAGTTCAAACCAATTGGCAAGTATAATATCGGTGTAACTGCTGGTATTGAAAGCACGATTCCAAAGGCTGAATGGATGGAAGGAATGAATCGAATGAACCTTAATATTGTTCCATCCAACTTCGCCAAAGAAGGTTTTGTGAGTGCATCATACACAAAGAAACACGAAAATGGTGCAGAAGAAAAAATTGTGCTCAACAAGCCAATTGAAGTTGCATTTGAAGGTGTGGATGTGAATATCTACAAAAAGACAATCGAGTCTTCAAAAGAAATTGACACTGCAATTGATGCTATTACAGAAGATTTCTGTTATTTGTTTGTTGGACATTGGCTACAAGGAGATTTGGGTGCGGATCGTAAAGACGTTGGAATGCTTATAAAAGTATTCAGTGAAGTATTCAAGAACAAGAAAAAGAAACCGGCGTTGATTCTGAAAACCAGTGGTGCAACATTCAGCAAAATGGATAAAACTGATTTGTTAAAGAAAATCAATGAAATAAGAACTCCATTGAATGGAGACTTGCCAAACATTTATCTTGTGCATGGTGAGTTGGAGCCAAAGGAATTGAATAGACTATACAACCATCCAAAAGTAAAAGCACATGTAAGTTTTACTCACGGCGAAGGATTTGGTCGTCCATTGCTTGAAGCAACATTAAGCGGCAAGCCATTGCTTGCAAGTGGTTGGAGCGGTCATGTTGATTTCTTGCCAGCCGAACTTGCAAACTTGTTGCCCGGTACATTGGTCAATATTCCACCAAGTGCATGCAACGACTGGCTAATCAAAGAAGCGCAATGGTTCAATGTAAACTACAGTGTTGCTGCTCAAAAGTTGGAAGATATTTTTGATAACTATATCAAGTATATTCCAAATGCAGAAAAACTGCGTCAACAAAACAGCGAAAAGTTTACACTTGAAGCAGGAAATAAAGTTTTCATGGACATTTTGGACAAGAATTTGCCGACATTTGAAAAGAAAGTGGCAATCACTCTACCAAAGTTCAAGAAAATAACAGCACCAACACCAGTCACGGGATGAAAATAAGTTATTTAGTAACTTGCAAAAATGAGACACTTGAGCTTCTGCAACTGATTGAGAAGCTCAAGACTCATATAGACTTTGTTGCCCCAAACGATGAAGTCGTTGTATTGGACGATTTTTCGGATAATGAAGACACCAAGAAAATTCTTGCCAAAGCAAAAAGTTATGGGTTCACTGTTGTTCAACATGCACTAAACAAAAATTTTGCTGAACATAAAAATTATGGCAGCAAGCGTTGTGTGGGCGACTTCGTGTGTCAAATCGACGCCGATGAATATTTGTTTCCAAATCTGTTGAATAATATGCACGAAATCATTGATTCAAATCCAACGGTTGAATTGTATAGAGTTCCAAGAGTCAATATTGTACGAGGTGCCACAGACAATGATGCCAGAAACTGGGGATGGCATATATCAAAATTACCGGAGTTTGGTGACTTGCCTATTATAAATTGGAATTCAGGAGATTATCAATCTCGTATTTATAAAAATAGTTTAAGAATACAATGGCACAAGCCATTGCACGAAACAATTACGGGAGCATCTATTGTGGCAGATCTTCCAAAAGAAATTGATTATGCTATTATTCATTACAAGACGATTGATAGACAAAAAGCACAAAACGAGTTCTACAATAAGAACTGGTCAGTAAAAGCCAACATGGGACAAGGATGATAAGTTGTACATTCAACGGTAGGTTGGGAAATCATCTGTTTCCAATAGCCACTGCACTATCTTTGGCAAAAAAATTAGAAGAAGATTGCGTTTTTCCCAATGACTCATATGCTGGTCATAGAGGCAATGTGAAAGTTGATTTGAGCATGTTCAAATACAACTTTAGTCGTGGTGTGGTCAAAGAAAATACGCAATATAATCATCACGTTGATGATTATAAAGAAATACCATTGATCAAAAACACCACTATATCTGGATTCTACCAAGATTATAGATACTTTGATGATATAAGAGATGAACTGTTGAACAAGTATTTTGTTCCAGCCGACGAAATTTTGGAGAAAATATCCAAGATAGAAATCTCGCCAAATTCATTGGGTGTGTCTGTACGAAGAGGTGATTATCTTATGCTACAACACAATCATTGTGTGTTGAGTGACAGATACTATTCTGATGCCATAGATACATATTTCCAAGATGCAGATCAGTTGTTTGTGTTTTCTGACGACTTTACTTGGTGCAAACAAACATTCGGCGAAAGTGCCATATATGTGAATGATAGTATTGGTATGCAGTTGTTTCTTATGACCAAGATGAAGCATTTGATATTGTCCAACAGCACATTTGCTTGGTGGGGAGGTTATTTGAACAACAATAACGGAAATATCGTGATTCCCGATCCTTGGTATGGTCCGAATTATGATGAAAAGGGTACAGGATTGATATATCCAAGTTGGAAAATACTAAAGCATGAACGCAAAGTTTATCCTTTCCAAATGACAGAAAACATGTATAATTGAAGATATGAAAAATATAGTAATCAGTATGTTTGTGTTTCCGTGGGAGATTGATGGTCTTGAAAGAGTGCTTATTGGATTGAAAGAATCGTCGTTCAACATTCATCCAGACATAAAGTTTCATTTGTCTATTACATTGGACACAAGCAGCAACAGAATTGATTGGGAAAAGTCTCAAATTCCTTGGTTGATGTTTGCTGACAAGCTTGGTAATTTGAAAAAAATATGTGATTGGTGTGAATGTGATTTCGATTATAACACAAACGGAACTGTTGGGGGTTCTGCTGCCAAACGCCGAGTTGACGCACTAAAATACAAAGACAAAGTTGCTGCATATGTATGGTTGGACACTGACATTTTCTTTCCAAAGCATATATTGTATGCATTGTCTACCTTTGTATATGATATGAAAGACCAATATTATATAATTACTCCAGAAATCATAAAGTACTGGGATGATTCTTGGAACATAATCACAAACAAGAAGTATATGTCTCAGCCATATAATCACAGAGATTTCTTTGATATGTTTTCATTGGACAATGAATGTATGAACATGGATGCAACACATCTTGAGCAGATCAATGGTTTCAAGTTTGGCGGTGGTTGGTTTACTTGTATTTCACACGAACTTATGCAAAAAGCAACAGTTCCAGAATTTATTGGTGAATATGGTCCGGACGACACGTGGATTACAGCATTTTCGCAAGCATATAACGCAAAATATAATAGAATGTTGGTAAAACAACATGTTATGCGAAACATGGTAGTGACTGAAATAGGTTTAAAATATACTGTAGAGAATCATTATAAGAAATATTTAAACTTAAAAAACGTTGACATAGAAGCACATAAAACTAAGATATGGCAGAGTTTCAACATCGAACTGTCAACTCATCTGAATAAAGTATGAATATAACAATTGTTGGTCATGGTCATTTGGCATATATCACGGCAGCGTGTATGGAGCAATTTCACAAAGTGAATGTTGATGAAACTGACATTGAGAAGCTGCAAGCGTCACAAATTGTTTGGATATGTTATGATACTCCGGTTGATGCTGATGGTAAACCAAGTTCTCAAGTTGTTGTTGACAGATTGAGAAACATATTGCCAAATGCCGGTGAAGGTACAATTGTACTAGTGTCATCTCAAATTCCAGTTGGCACATGTCGAGAACTTGTTTATGCATTTCCAAAGTTGATCATTGCTTGTTCTCCAGAAAATCTTCGTCGCGGCAAAGCAATCAATGACTTTATGAATCCAGATCGCATCATTGTTGGGTTGGATGGAAGTGCTTTAACTCAAGCAGAAGACAGAAAGAATTATGGACTGGCGACCATAGAAGATTTGTTTGCTCCATTGAACAAACCAGTTATTTTTGTTGGTTTGGAGTCAGCGGAAATGATCAAGCACGCCATAAATTCTTTTTTGGCTTTGAGCATTGCTTTTATCAATGAAATTTCCGAGGTGTGTGACGCAACACACGCAGACAAAAGCGAAGTGTCAATGGGACTAAAATCGGATAAACGAATTGGACCGTTGTCGTATCTAAAACCGGGCGGTCCATATACAAATGATACACTGGGCAGAGAAATTCATACATTAATTGAACTTGACAAAAAATTTAATTTAGGATTAAATCTAATTCCATCAATCAAGAAATCCAACGATGAACATCGTAATAACTGGTAATAGTGCAGGTATTGGCAAGATGTTGACAGACAGACTTGCGGGTAATGGACATGTTGTATATGGATTGTCTCGTTCTTCAGAATATAAATGTGATGTAACCAACTATGAACAAGTTGAAGATTGGTCCAGATATTTTCTTGATGCTGATATAAACATAGATGCAGTTGTAACATGCGCGGGAACACAAGGTGAAGTTGGAAAAACATCCAAAACAGATGCAGCAGCTTGGGCAGAAACCATATCAGTGAATTTAAATGGAACATATAATGCAATTCGTGCATTTTATCCTACTATGGACAAAGCTCGCAGAGCAAAGATTGTATGTTTGGCTGGCGGAGGTTCTGCCAATGGTCGAGCATATTTCTCTGCTTATGCAGCAGCAAAGACGGCGGTGGTTCGTTTGGTTGAAAGCATATCATTGGAAGAAAAAAACTTGGATATAAATGCGGTGGCACCCGGTGCAATAAAAACAAATATCATTGATGGAGCACTCAAAGCAGGACCAACCATAATTGGTGAAGATGAATACAACAAAGCACTGAAGCAATCTGCGCAAGGAGACGACCCATCTCGTATGCTCAATTTGATTGAATGGTTGCTGTCTGAAAAGAGTGATGGAATATCTGGCAGATTTATCAGTGCTATATGGGACGATTGGGAAAAACTTGATAAAGCAACAATGCCTGACGAACTATATAAGCTAAGAAGGAATTTGATATGAAAATTGGAATACATGTAGATCAATTGGATCATAGAGGTTGTGGCACTGTACCATATGACTATTCGTTGGCGTTACGTGACATTCTTGGTCATGAACCATTCATTGTAAGTTCTAAAAAAAAGTCCACACATCCAATGAACAAGTTTGGTGAGTTTGGTTGTTTTTTGTACGAAGAAACATCTGAAATTCCATACATCATAGACAAAGAAAAGATAGATTTGTTTTATATGATAAAATATGGCACAGATGATAAGTTGACACCAACAAATTGTAAAACCGGTATTCATTGTGTGTTTCAGATGCATGAACCGCATGGAGATGTATATGCTGGTGTGAGTGAATGGTTATCAAAATATTTCAAAAAGGAACTGTGGGTTCCTCATATCATAAATCTACCAAAAACAAATGAAACTCTACATGATGAGTTGGGTCTGCCTAAAAATGCGTTTGTGATCGGAAGATTGGGTGGTTATGAACAATTTGATGTACCAGATGCTCAAGCGGCTGTTATTGAAGCATTGAACAAGCGGTCAGACTTGTGGGCTATATTCTTGAACACAAAGCCGTTTACAGACCATCCTCGTACCAAGTTCATACCATTTCAACCAGAATTGTCATATAAAAGCAAGTTTATCAACACCTGCGATGCTATGGTTCATGGTAGAAGTGATGGAGAAACATTTGGATTGGCAGTTGCTGAGTTTTCTTCATTCAACAAGCCTGTATTCACTTATGATGCACCATATTGGTGGTATATGCGAGCACACATTGATATGCTTGGCGACAAGGCTTTGAAATATAAAAATAAAGAAGAACTACTTTCGTATTTATTACAAATTGACAAACAGTATATCAATGATGTATACTGGGATTGTTATTCAATCAAATTCTCACCGCAGAATGTTATAAACAAATTCGAAGCGGTGTATATAAAATAAATGCCAAATATAATAGAAGCAAAACATGGAAAATTCTTAGTGCTACCCAATGACGCATTGGGCAAAGCTTTGATTGAAAATCATGACTTTGAGCCTCACTTTTACAATATAGTAAAGAATGTGGTGAAAGACGGAGACACTTGTTTGGATTGTGGAGCTAATCTTGGCTATCACACTGTAACATTGTCAAAGTTGGTTGGGCGTACTGGAAAAGTAATTTCGTTTGAGCCATTGAGAATAATTTATCAACAATTAAATGGTAATGTGTTTCTGAATGACTTGAGAAATGTATATTGCGTCAATGCTGCGATTGGCAATGAAAACAAGATGATTCAGATGGATTTTGTTGATGTGGATGCCACACAAATAAACATTGGAGCAACAAAAGTTGGTGTTGGTGGCGACGTTGTTGAAATGATACGCATTGATGACATAATATCAAATGGAGTATCATTCATGAAAGTTGATGTACAAGGTTCCGAATTACTATTGTTGGCTGGTGCAGAAACTTTGATCAAGAATTCAAGACCAATAATGTTTGTTGAAGTTGAACACGAATGGCTAACATATTTCAACGAAAGCTCGGAAAGCTTGTTGAATAAACTGTTGTCACTGGATTATATATTGATAAGAATCAATACCGATTATCCGTGTGATCATGTTGCCATACCAAGAGAAAAAAAGCATTTGATGGAAAGTATATTGAAAGATGTTGGACATCCAATTGATATCATAGATGGAAAATCTGTATCACTAAAGTTTGACAGAACCGGAAATCATTGGCATATTCTTTATGGAAGCTACACAGTAAATTACTAAAATGAAGAAAATAACCACAATCATAAACTACTGCACGAATGACTATATCTTTCTAAAGCCATGTATTGATGCTGCATTGAAAGTATCGCACAAAGTCATTGTGCCATATTGCACTCATTTTCATGATGGAACCACGCAAAATCGAGACTTGTTGAAACAATCTGCGGCAGAAAATCCAAGTGCCGAATTTGTTGAATTTGAGTATGATAAAACCCAATCTTCAAGATGGCACTGCAACGTTTCCAGAAAAATAGGAATTATGCTTGCACCCGACGACACAGATTATTTTATGTTTTTGGATACGGATGAAATCATTGTACCAAATGAATTCAATGCGTGGTGGACAGAACAGCGGAGCAAGTTGCTTGAAAGCTATAAATTATCCAATTATTTTTATTTCAGAGACTTCAAGTATCAAGGAAAAGAATGGCAAGACTCTATTGCATTGGTAAAAAAGGGAGAATTCACTCAAGACCCATACATATTTCACAATGATGAGCGTTCTGGTGTATTTATTTACGTTCCACAGCATCTCAGAGCAAGAAACGTGGGATACAATGGTAAGCCGTTCATTCATCACTACTCGTGGGTTCGTTCCAAAGAAACGATGTTGAAGAAAGTTAGTTGCTGGAGTCACAATAAAGATCAAGATTGGGTTTCTCTCATAGAGAAAGAATTTTCTGCACCATTTCGAGGGATTGATATGGTATTTAACCAAGAATATATCACAGTAGAACCATACTTAAACATCAAAATAGAATGAAGATAAATATTTTTGTTAGACACTGCAAGTTTTCGTCAAATTCGGCCAATAAACCAAGACCAGACTGGTTTACCCGCGAAGGTTGTTTTCACAATCTTATAAACACTCTTGATAAAAACTGTGAACTCACGGTTTCTTTTGATGGCCAAGTGAGTGGAAGCGGGCATTTTATAGAAAATGAGATTTACAAAGGAAAATTCAATCTGTTTCAGAAAAAAGGAGGAAAAGATGCACATAGTTTTCTAAACATGATTGAGTATGTCAATAGTCTAAACATACCAGACGATGAAGTTATATACTTCACCGAAGATGATTATCTGCATAATGTTGGTTGGGCAGAGTTGATGAGAGAAGCTTTTCATAACATCGACGCGGATTATGTCACAATGTATGATCACAACGATAAATATTTTTATCCAATGTATCACGAACTGCTATCAAAGGTCGTATGTACCAAAAACATTCATTGGAAGACCATACCAAATACCACAAACACATATGCATGTCTTGCCAAGACGTTCAGACGCGATTATGCAACGCATGTAAAATATTGTGATTTGGACAGAGGACATTGCCGTGACTTTGACAAATTCGCTCAATTTGAACAAGAAGGAAAAACACTGATCAATCCAATACCGGGTTATTCCACTCACTGCGAGCCGCAATACATGTCTCCTGTAATAGATTGGGAGACTGTGTTCAACAAAACTTCAAAACTATGACCACCGACGATAGAAAAAACGAAATTGACAATTTTATAAAACAGATGACCGAGAAATACGGCGTCTTGCCAAAGTTTGCACACAATATGGTGGCAAAAGACCCCAAGAGAGTGTATTATTCCGGTCCATACTTTGATGGTAGTGAAATATCGGCTGCGATTGAAACATTGCTGTTTGGCAAATGGTCTTCTTCCGGTGAAGTTTGTGCGAGATTTGAACGTGAATTTGGTAAGCACATCAACACTAAAAATTCATTCTTCTGTAACAGCGGTTCAAGTGCTAACCTGTTGCTCATTGCAGCCTGTAAGGAGTATTTCAAGTGGCAAGATGGAGATGAAGTGATTGTATCTGCGGTGGGATTTCCCACCACGGTTTCCGCATTGGTTCAGAATGGATTGGTTCCGGTATTTATTGATATAGAATGGGAAAGTCTCAATTTTGATTTATCCAAGATAAAAGAAAAGATCACCGGCAAAACAAAAGCCGTGTTTTTGAGTCCAGTGCTTGGAAATCCACCAGACATGGATGAAATGCTTCAGATCGTAAAGAATCATGATATGAGATTGTTGCTCGACAACTGTGACTCACTTGGATCAAAATGGAGAGGAAAATTTCTGAACGAATACTCTATCGCATCCACCTGTTCTTTTTATCCCGCCCATGAAATCACCACACTGGAAGGTGGTATGGTGTCATCTGACATACAAGAAATCGTGGATTTGGCCAGAAGTTATGGCACATGGGGCAGAGATTGTTATTGTGTTGGAGCAGCCAATCTATTGTGCAATGGAACGTGCAATAAACGATTTTCAAACTGGATTCCAGAGTTTCCCGACCTTATCATTGACCACAAATATGTATTCAATCGTATTGGATACAATTTAAAACCATTGGATTTGCAAGGAGCAATTGGATTGGAGCAGTTAAAGAAATTAAACTTTATTTGCAACACCAGAAGTAAAAATCAAGCTGCTATTTCAACATTATTTTTTGAAAATGTGGATGGTGTAAAGTTTCCCAAAGTGTATGAACATTGTGAATGGGTTCCATTCGGCGTTCCTGTTATCTGCAAAGACAAGCCGCAAAAGCGTCGTTTGGTTGATTTCTTGGAAAAGAATGGAATACAAACACGAAACTATTTTGCTGGCAATCTACTCATGCATCGTGGATACAAACATTTGGGCAACTACTTGGATTATCCAGAGTCAAACAAAGTGTTGGACCTTGTGTTCTTTGTGGGATGTGCTCCAACAATCAGCAAAGAAAACCTTCAATATATTGAAGAGGTTCTAAAAACATGGGTAAATTAAGCATATTTGGCGGAACTGGATTTGTGGGCAGTAACTTCGTGAAGTTGAATCCAGACAAATGTAATGTCATAGAACGAGAGAATAATGTTCCAGTTGATCATGATGTGTTGTATTTGATAAGTACAACTCACAACTATCATGTATTCAGTGATGTTCATCTTGATGTAAATACGAACCTAACAAAACTTCTGAATGTGTTGCCAAATACAAAAGGCACATTCAACTTTGTGAGTAGTTGGTTTTCTTATGGTGATGGCTATGGTATAAACTCCACACCGGCCTTTGAACATTCCGATTGCCGACCCAAGGGATTTTATTCCATAACAAAAAAAGCCGCCGAAGATTTGATGGTGTCATATTGCAAAACATTCAATAAAGAATATCGCATACTACGTTTATGTAATGTTATTGGCGGCGATGTTGCTGCCGGTAAAAAGAAGAACGCATTGGAGTTTTTGATTCATAAAATCATAAACAACGAACCGATTGATATATACAAAGGAGACAACTATAGAAACTTTATGCATGTTGAAGATGTGTGTGAAGCAATCAATCTGATCGCATCCAAGGGAAATATAAACGAAATTTACAACATTGGAACACAGAATAGCCACAAACTGATTGATGTTGTAAATCATGCAATGAAACTAACAAAGTCCAAGAGCAAAATAAACTATGTGGATGTGCCAACCTTTCATAGCATTGTTCAAGCTCCCAATTTTTTCATGAACTGTCAAAAGCTGTATGACTTGGGATTTCAACCAAAGTATGATGTATACAAGGCAGTTGAAATTATCGTAGCTAAGAACCTATTATAGTTTGACTGTTTGGTAAAAATGTTCATAGTATCTTTTATACTATGGCAAAAATAACCAACGCCCTGTTCACCAGTTTCAAAGAACTGAATGAGTATAAAAACTTGACGACTCTTCAAAAGAAGTTCTTCAAGGATTTTTTCTCTGGACGAAATATTTTCTTGACAGGACCAGCCGGAACGGGCAAGTCATATTGTGTAAATCTCTTATTCAAGTTCCTTGATTTGAATGGAATTTTTTATGCGAAGACTGCTACAACTGGCGTGGCTGCACTAAATATAGGTGGAGTAACTTTACATTCATGGTCTGGTATGGGATTGGCCGAAGAACATGGTATGGAACTGCTTGATAAAGTGTCTGAAAATAACAAGGCAGTAAACCGCATCAAGCACAGCAAAGTGCTTATCATAGATGAAATATCAATGGCCAAGAGTGATTTGGTTGATAAACTGGACATTGTTTGTCAATATATTAGAAACAAAGACAAACCATTTGGTGGTATTCAAGTGGTGTTTGTTGGAGATTTCATGCAACTACCACCTGTGTTCAAGAATTTTGATGAAGAAAAGTTTGCATTTGATTCTCAAGCGTGGCGTGATGCTAAAGTAAAAACAATTCATTTGACTGAAATTGTAAGACAGCATGATGAACCTCATTTTGCCAAGTTGCTCAATGAAATACGAATGGGTTGTGCCAAAGATTTTACATTGCTATTGGGTTGTTTGGATAGAAAGTTTCCAGATGATGGCATCAAGCCTGTCAAATTGTTTTGTAAAAATATTGATGTAAGCAAATATAACCACGACGAGTTGTATAAAATAAAAAATCAAAGTAAGTTTTATCATTCATCTGATTCGGGCGGTGATATGTGGCGTCAATTTTTTGATAAGAATTGTCCCGCTCCAACTACACTAGAATTGCGTAAAGGTGCTCAAGTTATTTTGCTGGTCAATTTGGATACAAAACTTGGATTGGTCAATGGCAGTGTTGGCACAGTGACCGAGGTACATGATACATATGTTGATGTAAAATTTGCGTGCGGTGATCAAATTATTGAAACGTATAAATGGGAAATAAAGCAAAACGAGTATGATGCATTGACTGGCAACATGAAAAAGATTGTATTGGCTTCGCGTTCTCAATTTCCATTGAAACTTGCATGGGCAATCACAATTCACAAAAGCCAAGGTAGCACGCTTGATAGAGCAGAAATTGATATAAGTGAAGCATTTGCAGATGGACAAGTATATGTTGCATTGAGCAGAGTGCGTAATTTATCTTCACTTAGTATAAAGTCTTTTTCTCCACACAAAATCAAAACAAATAAAAAGTGTTTGGATTTTTATAACTCGCAAATTGATGAAAAAGAGATAGAGTTCTTTGTTGATGAGGATTGATAAATTATGACTACACAGAAAAAAGGTTGGTATTATTATGTTATAACAGCTTTATGCTTTTTGCATATTGTACTGACTGCTACTGCCATCTGGGCACTGAAGCATCTGTGGGACAATGGGCAGTTGATGACTGATTATGTTTCAACTTTAAAAGCGGTATTTACAATATGCGTACAATTTTGGTTTATCGGAGAGATGCTTTGGCATGATTCTGGATATACTATCATAACAACTACGGAATATAAATTGTTCAAGTGTAAAGAAAGTGTCAAAGAAGAAGCATTTATGATGTTTGCTGATAGCACAGAAGAATTGGAGTATTTCTTTGAAGTTACAGAACCAACCAAAAAGATTCATATTGAAGAAGCAGAAATGACTGGTAAAAGTATTCAAATGAAAGTATTCAACAGAGACAAAGAAGACGTGGAGGGCGACAAATGAAAACCAAAACAGCGGCGTTTATATTAAATCACAATCTACCTGACTATACAGACATGTTGTATGAGTCGCTAAAGCCATATGAGCGAACTGACTATGACTTGTTTGTTATAGACAATGCTTCATCAACTGAAGGAAAGAGCAAGCATACTTCATTTGAGTTGGAAGAGAATGTTTATTTCGGTGGTGGCTTAAATGCTGCCATGCAATATACACTTGAAAACAAGCAGTATGATAGTATGATGTTCTTGAGCAATGATCTTACAATTCATCCATATAATTATATATCAACAATGCGAGAAGAAATGTTTGAGGATGTGTTTGATGATGTGCTTGCAGGAAAGTGGGTAAATAGAGAAATCAAATATGATATTGTATCTCCAACATTCTATAACATAGAACCAAATCAACAATGTTTTTGGAAATGTATGCATAGTCGCAACTCTAAAGAAACAAGAAAAGTTGATTATGTTGATTTTCAATGTCCTTTGATTTCTCGTAGATTACTTGAAGAAGTAAAAGAGATTGATATAGATCTGAAGTATGGTTGGGGACCGGATTTTTACTTTGCTCTTATAGCAAAAAAACTGGGATATAATCTTGGAGTAGTTGATAGATGCTGTATATTACATCACAACTCTCTAACTGTGAAACGAGGTGTAGCTGGTTTGGATATACCAACATATTGTAGATTGGCAGAAGAAGGTATGAAAAACTTCTTTATAAAGAAAAATTTGTGGACAGAATATATTGAACTACGAACCAAAACACAAACTTATGAATACAACAACTGAAACACAACTAGAGTTTGACTTTTTTGCACCAGCACAACTGACATTTGATTGGGCAAATAAAGATACTTATTTGACTACTACCTTTAAGCCAGATTTGACCATGACTTTTTATGATGGTAAAAATGTGATTGGCAAGTTGGATTGGAATGATGGCACAATGAAGTTTAGCGGCAGTGTTGATGAAAGTGCTCAACTATTCGTTGATTGTATTATAAAAAAGCACACTCAAGGCACATTGTTTGACCAAAAGAAAAATAATACAGAGTGGAAATCATGAATATGAACAATGCGTTATATACATGGGTCGTAAACACATATAAAAGTTTGTGTTATTTGCGGCTCGCGATTGAGTCTATTCGTGAAAATGCTTATTATAAAAATCAACCAATTCTTGTGTATTGTGAAAATGACACAGACACGCGAGATTGGTTAGCACAACAACCAGACATTGAATATATCTATGAAGAAAATGTTGTTCCTGTTGGTATTGGTGGTGGAGTAAACAAAGCAATAGAGCGTGTAAAAACAGAATACTTTTCATTAGTACATAGTGATTTTTATATTAGCAGAAACTATGACAAGCCATTGTTTGATCTTGTATCTAGCACAGAAAAGCCATTAGTAGCAGGTGCGTGGCGGCTTGAACCAAACATATTCAACAATGTAGATAGAATAGGAACAGTGTTTGCTCCTGTAGAAAATGGATTTGGTGTATATCATCACGACTTCTTGAAGAATGAGTTTTTAGATTGGGCAGATGAGTTTGTAAAAACATCAAATGCTCCCGACTTTAGAAAAGTAGAAGGCGTGTCGTATATGATGCGAACAAAGTATTTTTTAAATAACAGTCCAGTTTTCAATCCAACTTCATACGAAGATATGGACCAAAGTGTTAGAATGCAGTTAGAAGGATATAATTTTGTTGTAACTGGAAAAGCACTAACTTGGCACTTTGGAGCACGCAGTAGTCATTTTCTTGGACAGCACGACAAACTTACTGGCACATCTGATAGACAAAAACAAGGTGAAGCTCGCAACTATCAAAAGTGGTTGAAAATATGGGGAGAGCCACCGTCGTATGACGAAGTAGGTTTTATCAAAGTATCCGACAATATGCGTGAAATATACAACAAAAATAGAGATAAATACTTGACAGGTGATTATAGCAGTGTCATAAAGGATGTATGAAAAATTTAACAGAAATTGAATTGCTGAAAGAGGAATTGGCTATGTTCAAAAAGAACAACGAAGAGCTTATTCATCGTTGTAATGCCGCTATTGCCGCTTGGGACGAAGAGCGTGAGCGTGCTTTGCGTGAAGCAGATAGAGCAATAAAATATAAAGAAAAGTATGAAGATTTGGTGAAAGATATTCGCCTTATCGGAAAACAGATTTTTTGTAGTACTGGCGGCACATTCGAGAATCATCCACCTGATGCTATTATTGATGCAGCTTTTAGATCGTTAAATGAATCTTGGAAAGAAGAAAAAGAGCATATGAAATTATCTCACGACAAAACTTTGGAGTCATTGCGTTATAATGTTGAACGCACAAAAGTGTTTGAGGCACTCGCTGAAATGCTATATAAGGCAGAATATGACAATACTGATGGTATTAAGAAGATTTACGAAACTGTAAGAGAGAAATATCCAATTGGAACTTATTGGATGCCTACCAAAAGCGTTTAATTATGACACCGACGGCACAAAAATATTTTGAGTTGTATTATAAACTACAACGCTGTATTGATGAAAATACTATACAAGAAAAATCCAACAAACTGCGGCAGGATATAATAGAGTATTATAATAATATGACCGAAAAAGAAAAGCAGTTGATACACATTGTGGGAATAGAACACGACAAGATATGAAATACAAAACTAAAGATGTAACATTTGTAATGCCGTCTTATAATACTCTAAATTATACCTTGATGGCATATAGAAGCCTTCGTGAATTTTATCCAAGTAATGAGATTATTATACTTGATGATGGTAGTAATGACGGTACTGTTGATTATCTTGAATCACAAATCAAGTTGGATGACAACTTGCGTATTTGGATAAATACAACAGGGAATATTCTTGGGCATACTATTACATATGACATGGGTATAAAGATGGCAAACAATGCTCTTGTTAGTATCTTTCATAGTGACATGATTTGTGCCAAAAATTATCTTGAGAATATGCTCAAGCACTATAAAGAAAAAACGGTGATATGTGCTACACGTATTGAACCAACTGGAATTTACCCAGAAGGTAAAGAAAAGATACTCAAACCATTTGGTATTGAGTTTCATGAGTTTAAGAAAGAAGAGTTTACATCGTTTGTATATCAAGAGCAGATTGACAGCAAAGATAAAACGAGCAACGGTATATTCGCACCTTGGTTGGTAAGCAAAGAAGATTTCCTCACAATTGGTGGGCATGACGCAAAATCATATAGCCCTTTTCCCGAGGAAGATGCCGATTTATTTCTACGCTTTCATCTTGCTGGTTACAAACTGATACAGAGTAGAGATAGCATGTGCTGGCATTGGATAAGCCGTGGTCACAGAAGTTGGGCAAAGAATGGTGTGGGTAAGGATGATGATATGTTCAAGTTTTATCAAAATAGAGCACGCCGCAACTATCTTCGCAAATGGCATAAATGGATGATATTTGATAATAATCATCATCCAATAGCACATCCTGTATACAACATCGGATTTGTTATCACCGATGTAACTAGTGAAGATTTTCTTCATTTTGTTGAGCCTTGGGCAACCAACATCTTTGTTGATAACATGATTTGTGCTGAAAGATACATAGCAAAAGAACAACCTACTACTAAGATTGATCTAACCACTCGCATATATAATCATGGCTATATTGAACAAATCAATAATGATATATTGTTGTATTTCAGTCAAAAGGACTTTATGATCAATGCTAATGAAAACTCAGCAATCATAACTAAACTTAGTGATATTATTTCAGAAGGTGTAGAAGACAATGCTGAAATGGAACTGGGTATATTCAAATTGAAAACAAAGATTGTAAAAGATATTAGCAAATCACTTATAAAAATATGAACTACGATAACTTATTCACTTTTGTTGTTACACATGTAAAACAACTTGGCGGCAAAGGTCGCGGAGTTGTTATTACACGCAAAACAACATTGGAAGAAATCACTAATATGTTTGATGCTTTTCTTGTTAGAGAAGAAATAGCCAAACTCATGAAGTTTACTAAAGAAACTTCACCTGAACATCCTAATATGGTTGTATATCGCACAGATGGTTTAGAAGAACATATTGTGTTTGGATTGAGTGAAGCTGGTTGGAAAGATGATTATGGATTGACTCATGATGATGTTGTTGTTAGTGTAGCATAATATATGAAATTATTATCAATGGAAGATATTGATGCTAGATTGAATAAAATATTACCAGAACTTCCATCAGAAAATGATGTAGAAGCATACATGAAAACATTTGGAATTTCTCGCGTAGATGCTGTTCAACTGTGTCGTATTTCAACATATGATCGTAATCATGGGTTGATGAAGATATCTGATACCACAGGCAATGAGTATATGAAAACTCATGCTGAGTATCTTGAATTGAGCAAAATGGTAGCAGAACACAACAGACAATTAAATTTATGAAATTCAAATATTATATCAAAAATGTAAAAGGACTTGTTTTTCCGGCGCGAGCAAATAAAACTGATGCTGGTTATGATGTTATATCAACAAGTCCCGCTAATATTACAGGACAAACTTGGGACAGTAGTAGTGGTAAAACTTATTACAAGCGCATAGATTATATTGAATATGAAACCAATTTATATACTCATCCAGCCACCGAAGCAATTGATTCTTGCCAAAGTTCATATTCTATTTATAATTGTCATACCGATTTGAGACCACGCAGTTCAATCAGTAAATATAATATTGTGCTTGCCAATTCTGTTGGTCTTATTGATCGTGGATACAGAAATCAAATATTGGTTCGTTTCAAATATATTTGGCAACCAGAAGATTATTCTATTATAGATGACCTAATTTTAGGTACACCTAATTTGAGCAAATTATACAATATGGGTGATAAGATTTGTCAACTACTACCTATGGAAACACATGATATTGAGTTTCATCCAGTAGATATATTGGACAACAATGATCGTGGTGGTGGATTTGGATCTACAGGAAAGTGATCATTTTCTTTTTTTTAACATATATTTATTATGTGATATGAGTAAAAATCACGATAGATACAAAGAAGATTATTCAACAATAGACATTGAACAATTGGAAGAAATAGACACAGAGAAATTTGAGAAGTTTCGTCCCAAGAATAAAAAGAACATCAAGGGTAAATCAAAAGACAATAGTATAAAAAAAGACGACGAGTAATATCGGCGTCTTTTTGTTTTTATGAACATCATTGATGACAAGTGTGTCTTTTATTTAGAAATGTTCAGAGATGGACTTTATATAAAATTGTCAGAAGAACTGCAAAAAGAAAACGCCGCAACAACTGCGACGTTTTGTTATTATTTGGCGAAGTATGAAGGCGTTCACCATTTAGATTTTTTGCGTAAGTTGATAGGTTAGTTCCTGATACCATATTCTACTTCGGAGAAATCGCCACCAGCATATGATATGCTGCTCTGTAAACTTTCGGTTATTTCATGTAGTTTTTCTGCATATGTCATATTGTTGCATTCAAGTTCAACAACACAACCTTCAACATGAACATTGGCTCCTTTATTCTTTGCCGAAGCACTGCCATAATATACTTTATATGGTTTAACAATTATTTTACCAGTACCTCTGTTGGAAAGTTCATTTGTTATAATTTCTCTATACACAGTTTCGGCTGGAGAATCAATACATGCAGCAAAGATGTTTCCTGCCATAACCATAGTTCCACCAGCCACAATTGCTTTGGCAAAATCGCCATTCGTTCCAATTCCACCATCTGCTATAATTGGTTTGGTTGCAATATCAGCACACTCTTGTATACATGTGAACATAGGAGCACCAAATCCAGTTTGACCATATGTCGTACAAGCTTTTCCAGCCGCAATTCCAACCTTCGTGGCGTCTGCACCCCAATTCTCCAAATCAACAACTGCACCAGCCGCCGCAACATTTCCAGCAATGATGAATGGTCGTTCATATGCTCCTCTTTTATAAACACTATGTAAGAACTCAAGCATTTCTTTCATTCTTACGCTGTGCGCGTGTGCTATGTCCAGAGTTAAGAAATCAATCCGCAATTCTTCGTTTATACAATGTTCAATCAGTTCTGCATCTTCATTTTTGACACCAAGGCTGATGCTGATAGTTTTCCAATTTTCTTTGTTTGCAACTTCAATGAACTTTTTATTATCTGTGTTGGATGGTGCGGTTTTGTCTGCATTGAAGCGATGCATGATATAAAAATATTCATGTTCACTCATATACTTTGCTTTATCAACATTCATGGTACATTCCATGTTGGCTGGCACAACTGGTAATTTAAATGTTTTATTACCGAATTTTATAGAAGTATCTGCTTCACTTCGAGAATGAAACTCGCTATAACGAGGCTTTAGAAACACTTCGGAATAAGAATAATAGGTTTTTGACATAATCATTCATACTACACACATCCAAAAAAGTGTCAATACATAATAATTTTTGCTCGCTGATTACTATTTATATATACATATGGCAAAAAATCTAAGAGTATTCAAAGGTGCGGGCTGTCCAGATTTGGACACACAAACTCTTGCTTTGTTGGTCAAGTTCTTAAAGTATGCCATCTCAGAGTTGAAATTGCAAGATGTTGAAGTGAAGATACGATTATTGGGCAAGTCGCCAAATGAACCTATCACAACTGGCTGTTATTCACCTCAAAACAAAACTATATCTACTATATGTGATGGTAGGCATATGATTGATTATTGTCGCACAATTGCTCATGAATTAACTCACATGAAACAAGATGTTGATAATAGAATAAATGGCAATGAACAAGAGATTGGTGGAGAAATTGAAGATGAAGCCAATGTAATGTCTGGAAGAATAGTAAAGTTTTATATCAAGAATATATTGACCAAAGAAGATAAACAACATCTTGGTTTGGGATTTTATGGTACATGATTAGAAAAGTCGTCGAATTTATTAAAAATTTGGCGGAGATTGTTTTGCTGCTTGGGGTGATTTTTATTATTGTTTGTACATTTCTATAAAAAGTATATATATTGACTTCATTCTGTGATGTCGTTATATTTATAGTAATAGCATATATATGAAAAAATCCGAACTAAAAGCATTGATAAGAGAAGTTGTTGAAGAAGTCACTGGAGGGCATGAATACAAAATCAATATAAGATTTGTGGATGTATATGATCGTCGTAACAACGGCGATATAGACATCAATGTAAAAGCAGCCAATGATCATGACGCACAAATCAAGGCAATAGAAGAATTTTGGAAAACACACGACGATTCAAAAATCAATATCACTGATGTATTCGTGGATGACGAAAATATTCCATGGGGGCAACACAAAGATGATTGGTTGCCAGGTGGATCAGGAGATCCTGCCCACGACAAAAAAATTAATGGTGGTGAATAAAAATGACTATCTCGGTATATTCACAAAAGCCGTATTGAAAAATAAAAGTTTAGCAAAACAAATCATGAACGAGCAATATACAACAATGAATATATCAGCAATGATGCCAAAAAGTCATAGTAATGACTCTGTAAGCAGTGCTGATATACAATCATTGTTGCGTGGTCGTTCATTTGGTCATCAGAAACAACAAGAAGACAAACCATTTGAAATGAATCCAAGTATTCCAGATTATAATAATACTGATATGCAAGAACTACAAGATTATTGCTCAAAGCGTGGCATACTTGGTGTGAATTTCAATGGTCGCGATCCAAAATCAATATTAAAAATGCTCAAAGCTAGAATGGGTGACAGAACATCTATCAATGAAACTAAAAGAGGATTACTAAATGGATAAAATACCAGCATATTACAGTTTTTACACAGAATTGATTACAGAAGGTCATTGTATTATGGCCGATGTTCCACAAAAAGAATCTATGCTTGAGTTTATCAAGAAGATTCCAAATGAATGTGTGTACGAAGAAGTTGGTGAAAATTATGGCAAAGAAGCCAATCCACATGTAACTGTTATGTATGGCTTGAGTCCAATAGAAGAAAACAGAGTCAAAGAATTATTGAATAAAGTACCAAAGAAGATTGTGGCAGAACTGGGAAAAATCAGTAAGTTTTCTAACACGGATACTCCATATGATGTATTGAAGATTGAAGTGAAAAGTCCTCACTTGAATAAGATACATGAAATGATTCGCAAGAACTTTGAGAACAATTATAAATGGCCACAATACAATCCACATGTTACTTTGGCATATGTCAAAAAAGGAACATGCAATGAATATGTTGGTAATAAAACATTTGAAGGTATGAAAGTTATGTTTGAGACATTTATGTATAGCAACGGTATTAGAGAACTGAATCATGCCGTACCAATGAAGGAATATTATGTTGGTCAATCCGGTGGCTATGGTGGTGGAGCAATGGCTGGCGGAGGTGTCGCAGCAAACAATTGGGCAGGTACATTCTCTAGCAATCAAACATCACGCCGCTTACAAAACTATCCAGCACAACGAAAATATACATATACTCAGGGCAATACTATTATTGGTAGTCCATTGTATGGTACTCTCACAGACGATGATTTGATAGATCCAAACTTTACCAAAGATGAAATACGTACTGGACTGCGTTATGAAATGAAACGCATGGAATATCCAGACAAAGATGTAGCCAAACCAACAGTATTGAAAAATCTTCACAAAAATCCAAAATATTATAGCGACTTGGAAATGTACTTTCAATCGGATAAAATTTAACAAAAACAACATATGAAAAAACTAACAGAACTTGAAATAGGAATGGACACAGAACAAGATCACACTCTGGACAAACACGAAATGTGCTCACAGGATACAGACTTGGCCAGAGTAATAGCACAACAACATCTAAAAGATGACAGCAAATATTACAGCAAACTGAAAGCGTCTGGATTGGATGATATGCCAACAGTTGCAGTCATCCAAGTATCTGCTGAACCAGTTGGTCAAACTTCATTGAACAGTTCTGGATTGGGAAAAGGTGGAACTGCAACACCACTGAAAACATCCAATATCAAAGCACCTGCCGAAAAAGCAAAAATTGGTGCAAATAAAATTGTCGTGGGCAAAACTCCAACCATGTCTGGAAATGCTGATCCGCTCGATCATTATTTTGGAGCTGCTATGGAAGAAGGCAAGAACTGGCCATATGATGACGCAGGTAAATTGGAACCGGAGCCAAAGGCAAAAGGTGATTATCAACCACATCAACATGGCAAATATTCTGACATGGGTGGCGTAGATAATCCTAATGGAGATTTTGGTGATTTTGATGAAAAGCCAAAACATGGCGGCTATAAAAAAATAAAGCCAAGTGGAGCAGAACGTGGTGGTCGAGATGACCCAGACATTGATACCCCACACATGGGTAGATAATAAAAAATGAACAGCGACCATATAGACCATTTCTGTTCAGCCATTCAATTGTTGAATGAAGGTGGATCAAAGATCACTGAACCAAATGCCGGTATAACAAGTGATATGACTGGTCGTTGGACTATTGGTGCATTTGATACAAGCAAGAAGAATAAAAAAAGAAACACCAGCATTGACTGAGTTGATATATGACAACAATGCTGGTGTCATGGAGATTGCTAAGTTTTTCAAGGTTGCTACGCCAGAACAAGAAGACAAATTGTTGAACTTGATGAACAACAACAAAACAAAAGCAGCGTGGAATTTTATTGAAGAGGTGTTGGGAATAAAATTTCAAGGTGATGGTCCTTGGAAGTAAGTTGTTATAGATTGACATATTAGATAACATGGTTGATACTGTGTATCAACATGGTTAATATTATCAACAACTGAAAGCGAATATCAAAGCTGTTTGATACTTATATATACAACAATAAAAATAAAGGTTATATGTCAAAATATTATGTGATAGACTCTACAAAGAAACAAGGTAATAAAAACCCCGTGGTTCTTTTTGAAACAACTGATGGTGTCTTAAAATATCTTGAAGGCATGTGCGAACGCCAATTCAAGCAAAGCCGAACTGACTATATGAACAATGCAGAAAGCATTGGACACAGTGCAGATGAAAGAACAGGTCGTGCTTTTTATGATTTGATGGAACAATATTTCAATATTGGTGTTATTCGCAATGGCAACAGTCCAGTCAAAACCAATATATTTCAAGCCGCCGAGTTTCTAAAGGGTAAAGACGTACACGGCAACTAAAGTATATATAATGGGTGGAGATTCAAATCTTTTTATAAACTGGTCTGAAACCAACAAGGTACAAACCAAATATGGTTCCAAGTGGATGCGTTACTGGGTCATACCCAAAGATTATTTAGAAGGCTTTTTTGTATTTTGGAACAACAGCAAAATAAAACTAAAAGCACAAGGCTATAGCATAAGTAAAAATAAACTGGGTCAATGGACACTCAATGAGTGGCAAACAAACAAAGCGGATTTTCGTTCCGACTTTGGCAGAGACAACAAAGTTGAGCCATTAATTATACAAAAAGAAAGTACACTTCAATCATACACTGTAAAAAATGTCAAAGGATTGAAAGAATTCCAAATACCAAGTGTAGCTAAATTATGTGCCGCCATACTAAAAAATAAAGCAGCATTGGATGGATCTGACACGGGTGCTGGAAAAACATATACCGCAGTTGGTGTAGCAAGAGAACTTAATATGGGTATAGCCGTAGTATGCCCTAAAGCTGTTATATATTCATGGAACAAAGTAATCAAGGACCATTTTGGTATGAAGCCAGAATTTGTTCTAAATTATGAGTCTGTTAAAACTGGTAAATATAAAGATATTGGAGTATGGAAGTCTGTGAGTAAAATAAGCACCCGAGAGTTCTTTCAATGGAACATTCCAAAGAACACTCTTATTATATTTGATGAAAGTCATAGACTAAAAGGTCATGGTACTCAAAATAGTGAAATTGCAATTGCAGCCAAGAAACAAGGTTATAAAATATTATGTTGTAGTGCCACAAATGCAATAAATCCCATAGAACTAAAATGTGTGGGACTCATTACAGGATTGTATAAAACAGGCAAGTGGTTGGCTTTTTTACGAGAACATGGATGTGAACAAGGAAGATTTGGTTGGGAATTTAGCGGCGACAAAGATGTGTTAAAAAAATTACACGCTGATTTATTTTTGGACAGAGGAGTGAGAGTAAGACGCGACGACATCAAAGGATTTCCAGACAGTGAAGTTATTGCTGAAGCATATAACATAGATGAAAAGTCCCAGAAAGAGTTGAAAGAAGTGTATGAAGAAATGGAAAAGGAACTGAAGTATCTTCAAGCACAATGCAAGAACACCAAAGAGTATCAAATAAATAGTATGGTGATCATGTTGAGGGCGCGACAACAAGCCGAACTGATCAAAGTACCATTGTTTGTGGAAATGGTAGAAGATGCATTAGAAGATGGTATGAGTGTTGTTATATTTGTCAATTTTAGTGAAACTGTAAGAGCACTGTCAAAAAGATTAAACACAAATTGTGTTGTGTGGGGAGAAAATAAGGGCAATGAACGCGATGTTTATATTGCGGATTTTCAATCAGACAAAAAGAGAGTTATCATAGTCAATATCAAAGCGGGTGGTGCTGGTCTAAGCTTACATGACCTAAATGGAAACTATCCAAGACTATCTTTAATCAGCCCAACACCTTCTGCTGTTGACTTGCGTCAAGCACTTGGTAGAGTATGGAGAGATGGAGGCAAAACCAAATCACTACAAAAAATTATCTTCGCAGCCAACACGGTTGAAGAAGAAGTGTGTGAAAA